TTGGCTACAGAATACAAAAACGTAGCTGGCCAAATCGAAGCTTTAGAAGCTATTGAGTCTCTTGCGGATTTTGAAAACAAATCACACAGAAAAGCAGACCCAGTAACTCCCGCTAACACACAAAAACAAACTAACGGCTTCGAGTCATTCTCTGACTTCTTAGGCGCAGTAAAAAATCAATCTGTAGGAAAACAAGACCCACGTTTTGCAAACACTATGTACGAAAAAAATGGTGAAGACGGCGGTTTCTTAGTTCCTGAGCAAATGATTACTGACGTTCAAAAAGTTCTTACTGAGCAAGAATCACTTCTTTCTAGAGCAAGAATTTTCAGAGTATCAGGAAATAACCTTACTCTTCCATTAGATGAATCTACTCCATGGAGCAATGGTGTAAAAGCATATTGGATTGAAGAAGGTGGATTATACTCAGAATCAAAACCAAAATTCGCTCAAGTTTCTTTCCGCTTACATAAACTTGGAGTTCTAGTAAAAATTACTGACGAACTTCTTGAGGACGGAACTGCTCTTGAGTCTTTCATCCGTAACTCTGCTCCAGAAGCTATTTTACACCAAGTAAACAAAGCCATGATCGACGGAGACGGTGTAGGTAAACCACAAGGTATCTTAGTTTCTCCATTCACAGTAACAGTAGCTAAAGAAGCTGCTCAAACGGCTGATACTATCGTAGCTAGAAACATTATCAATATGTACTCTCACATGTTGCCATCTTCTAGAGCTAGAGCAGTATGGCTTTGCCACGCTTCTGTAGAACCTGCTCTTAGAACAATCAAAGACGATAACGGAAATTTCATTTTCTTGTCGCCGGGGTCTCAGCTTAACCAATCTCCATACGGTCAATTAATGGGTCGTCCAGTAATTCCTATGCTAGATGCTCTTAAGCCAATTGGTGACGTAGGGGATATCGTTTTTGCAGACTTTACATACTACTGGGCAATTGTAAAAACTGCGGGAATGAAGCAATCAATCTCTACTCACTTATACTTTGACCGTGACATCACAGCGTACAAGTTTACTTTACGCCTTGACGGAAAAGTACCTTTCCAAAAGCCAGTAGAGACAGAAGTTGGCGGATTCAAAATGTCAGCTTTCGTAGTTCTTGAAGCTAGATAATTAATCACTCTCAGCCCTTCGGGGCTGAGATAATGGCCTAGGGTTTACGCTAATTTTCCCTAGGCTTATTTTTAAAAATAGCACAAATGACAACCACTAACTTTTGGAGATTTATTATATGGAAAAATTTTTAGCAGAAGAAAAAATTTTGGACGTAGAAGCAGGTTTAGACCTAAATACTGCGGCTTTCGCAGGTAAAAGAATTGCAATGAAGGACGCTCATCGTTTAGCAATCGTTATTGCTTTAAGCGGTGGGGCAGCGGCTAACATTGCTCTTACACTTTTACAACACAACGCTAAGACTTTAGGCGTATCTAAAGAATTAAAAATTAAAAACAATGTTTACTACAAACTTGAGACTGAAACTTCTTTCTCAGTTTTAGAAGCATCTGTAGAAGCTCCACTAACAGAAGCAGACCTTTCAGCTAAATTCAACGGAGCTAAGGGATTAATCGTTATTGAAGTTCTCCCAGAAGACTTAGACGTAGACAACTCGTTTGGATATGTTTCGGTTAATGCAGAAGACTCGGCAGTAGCGACTCCTGCTACAGTTATGTATGTAGGTGTTTCAAAGTATTTACCTGCTTATGTTAAGTCAATGATCTAATCGAGTGAAAAAAGAAATTTAACTAGGAGGCCATGTATTTGGCCTCTTTTATTATGGGAGTAAGCTATGCCTAAAATGTTATTCACACAGACAGTAAGATACCCTCTTTATGAATCTATCTATGCACAAGAGGGAGAAGTAAAAGATGTTCCTTCAAATTTAGTAGAGAGAATGATTAAACGTGGAGCAGTTCTAAAAGAAGAAAAAGTTATTGAAGCAGACAATTCTGAAAACCTTGGAACTATTCAAACTGAATTAACTCCAGATGAGCCAAAAGTAGATGAAGGGCCTAAAGATGATTTAGGAGCAGACGGAGACCTAGACTCTGACGCAGACCTTTTAGGGGGAGACCCAGTAGTAGACGCTGAGAACAATAAAACTGACGAAACTCAAATTGCTGAGTCTCCGAAAGCAAGCAACAAAAACAAAAATAAAGACAAAAATAAATAGTTGTTCCGATAGGGGTTGGTAATAGTGAATTGCCAATCCCTCCCTATCGTAAGAGAATAAATCTAGCTATTAACTCTTAGTGAGAACAAAATGAATATAAACATTTCTGGTGCAATAAAGAAAATATTTAATAATGTTATAAAAACATCCATTGGCACGGGATACAGGACAAACTATTTAAGCGGAGGGGTACTAATCAACCCTGTGTCTGCATCTAAAGCTTCGGCATATTACAGGGGTGTTACTTACATTTCTACTCAAATAGCAAAGCTTCCTCTCTACATAAAGGATTTAGATAATAACATTCAATATAATGACATTCACTATCTTCTAAATGTTAGACCTAATCCAGAAACTAATGCTTTTAAATTTAAAAATTTTTTAATTCAGTGTTCGATAAACTGGGGTAACGGTTTTGCGGAAATTGAAAGGGATATTTACGGAAGACCTAAAAACCTGTGGCACATAGAACCTTGGAGAGTAACTCCAATGAGAACTCCTAGAGGAGAATTGGTCTATCAAGTTTCTGGAAATGAAAACAATTCAATTATCTATCTTCCCGCTAGAGATATTTTAGTAATTCCAAACATCTATTCGGAAGATGGAATCCATGGAATTCCTACAGTAGCTCATGCAGAAAAGGCACTGGGGATTGCATTAGGCTCCGAGACTTTTGCCAATGGACTTTACTCTAATGGAGGGCTTCCTTCTGGAGTTTTATCTCATCCTAGCACACTTTCAGACGATGCTTACCAGAGATTAAAAAAATCTTGGGACGATCAAATGTCTGGGAAGAAAACAGGCGGAACAGTAATTTTAGAAGAAGGAACTAAGTACGAGGCGATCACTCACTCCCCTCAAGTTTTACAATTTATCGAGACTAGAAAATTTTCAGTAGTGGAGATAGCAAGATTTTTGGGAGTGCCCCCTATAAAACTTTTCGACATGGATTCTGCTAAGTATGGAAACATGGAGCAAGTTCACTTAGAAGTGGCCACAGACATTCTTGACGTTTGGGCAAGAAACATAGAGTCCGAAGTAGATGTTAAATTACTTTCTAACCAAAGAAATTATAAATCAGAAGTAGACCTATACGCAGTATTTAGAGGAGACATGTCTACTCGATCTACATATTTCCAAAAAATGATGCAAACAGCGTCCATGACTCCAAACGAGATAAGAAAAAGAGAAGGAATGGCTCCATATAAAAATGGAGATAGATTTTTTGTTGCATCTAATAACTTCACTCCTATGGATAGAATAGATGAAGTGATAGACAGTCAAGTAAAACCAAAAGAAGTGGAAACTGACAAAAGCCAAGATCAAGAATCAGACACCGATAATATTTCTAACGAGGAGTTAAATGCACTTATTGATTCTCTTTTATCAAAGCATAGTATAAAGGAATGATAAGTGGACAAGAAACTACTTCTCCTAGTTGAACTTCTAGTCAAGGATGCTTTCTCCAAAGTAGAAATTCCTCAAGGCCCCCAAGGGCCGAGAGGACAAAGAGGGAGAGACGGCAAGGATTTTAACTTAGAAGAACACCTAGATTCCATAGTAGAGTTAATAAAGCAGCACTCAAAAATAGAACTGAGCGACGAGCAGTTATTATCCTTAAAAGGCAAGGATGGAAAATCTGTAACATTCTCAGAAGTAATACCCCACCTTGAAGCCCAACTAGAAGAAAAATTAGAGGACATGAGGGACTCCCTAAAATTAAGATTTGAAGACTTAACTCAAGAAGAAGTTAATTCACTAAGAGGGGAGAGAGGATATACTGGGGAAAAAGGCAAAGACTTTTCTTTCGAGGAAAACAGAGAAGATATTTCCAACATAGTTACATCTTTTATTTCTGAAATAAAGAACGAATTAAAACTAAGGTTTGAAGATTTATCTTTGGAAGAAATAGAATCTCTAAGAGGGCCAAGAGGAGTTCAAGGGGAGAAAGGAAAATCTTTTTCTCTAGAAGAAAATTTTGAGGAAATAACTGGAATAATTCAAGATGAATTAGAATCTATCAAACCAGATTTAAAACTAAGGTTTGAAGATNNGTTCAAGGGGAGAAAGGAAATTCCTTTTCATTTGAAGAAAACAAGGAAGAAGTATCTCAAATAATTTCTGAATACATTTTAAAAATAAAAGAAGATTTAAGATTTAAATATGAAGACTTTTCTTTGTCCCAACTTGAAGAACTTAGAGGGCCTAAGGGCGTTCAAGGCGAAAGAGGTAGAGACGGAATAGATGGAAAAGATTTTTTATTCGAGGAGAATAAAGAAAAAATATCCTCAATTATTCTGGAAAATAAAGAAGAGCTTAAATTAAAGTTTGAAGACTTATCAGAAGAAGATAAACAATCTCTTCGCCTAAAGTTTGAAGACCTTACTAATGAGAATTTACAGGAAATCACTGGGCCTAGAGGGCAGAGAGGAAAAAGAGGAGAG